CCTTTTATGAGCAAAAGGGCTGGATGGTGGGGAAAAACCATATGAAGGACTGGAAAGCCGCCGTGCGGAGCTGGGAGACCAGGTGGAAGGACGAGCACCGACCGCAGGAAAAGGGCAGCGGCAACGTGTTCCTGGAGATGCTGGAGGATAGGCTATGACAAGGGACGAAACACTGAAGATCATGGCTGTGCTGAAAGCCACGTACCCGAACTTCTACAAGGACATGACGCGCAGGGACGCTGAGGGCGTTGTAGCACTGTGGACGGATATGTTTGCCGAGTACAGCTACAACGCCGTGGCGGCGGCTGTAAAGGCGTTTATTGCGTCCGACAGCAAGGGGTTCCCCCCGGTGGTTGGGCAGGTGAAACAGCGCGTCACGGAGTTTGCAAGCGCAAAGGCGTTGCCCGGTAATGTGAGCCGCGGCAGCGAGAAGGAAGCGGCGTGGATGCGGCGGTATATCAACGTTGACCACGGCGGGCTGGGGCGTATCTCACGGTACGCGAGAGAGCACGGCATAACGTGGGATGAGG